CTAATCAAATTAACATCACTTAACTGAGGACTGTTTGTATAATTTGGAATATTAGGTAGATTAAATGAATCTAAAATTTTATTCATCGGACCAAAAGATATTTTTCCTTGGTTTGCGGCAGTACCCTGTATCTCTCCTTTCCACCCAGAAGGACCACCAGAGTCAGATCTCCATTGAATTTCAAATCTACCACCAGGTTTCCACATTGTAAAAGTGTCCATAGCACTTAAAGGATTATCTTTCTTTTTGAAAATAATAGTTCCTTCGTATTTAATATCTCCCGCATTTCTATCCTTTGTTAAATTATAAAATTTAAACGGTTTAGCACTCTGTGCGATTTTCTTTAAAGATACTCCGACCAATTTATTATCATTAATAAATTCAACCATCAACTGATTCATTCCTTTGATAGTCCCAACATCTTTCAAAGACTTCCAGTCACTTTCTTTCATCGCATCTCCAACCAGATAAAAATCTGCAGGACTCCACTTATTGATATTACTGAATAACTTCTCCTTTCTATTCAACTCCTTGAACTTACCTTCAATTAAAGCAACTTTTTGACTACCTCTATGAAATGTCCAATTAATATTTTTGGGGACTTTTTTATAAAGTTCGTTTGCACCTTTAACTGAAGAAGCAACCCAATCATCTGCTATGTTTACCATATCTTCAAACTTAGCATCAACATCAATAAATTTTTTACACTTTTCAAAATTACTTACAGAAACATCAGTTTCTTTCAAACTTCTTGCTAATGATCTAAATGCTAAAGCAGCATAAAGACATTGTGCAGATTCTACGTTTCTAGTTTGAAGTGCTCCTCTATCTGCACCTTTTCTTATTGGTTTATAGATAATGACCATCTTATCATTGGTCAGTTTCACCACAGTAGCCGGAAAAGACGATCCACTTGTCTTTTCTCTGGTGATTTTATTTTTTGGTATTTTGGATTTCATTAGAGCAGACTCTAATTTCCCCTGCATCGTAGCTCTGTCAGGTCCTTTGACAATCAGAGTGGTGCTTTTAGAATTAGCAGATTTTACAGTAACATCAAAATCTCGAAAAGACTTAACTATACTGTAAACTTCTTCTCCAAAATTCATTTTTATTTTTATTTATGGAGTTATGGGGACTCGAACCCCAAACCCCCTGCTTGCAAAGCAGGTGCTCTACCAATTGAGCTATAACCCCGACAACCCCGAAGGGTCAATGATCGTGATCTTCAGGAAGATTTGCTTCAATCTGTTCATCCAATTGTCGAATGAAGTCACGGATAATTAAAGTTCTCTGTGAAGGAAATTCGTAACTATCTTGTTTGGTATGTAGAAACAAGTATGCCCTAACAAGTGCAGCATCATGGATATTCAGTTTTAAATCAATGTCAATGTTGCAACTCACAGGTCCTCCTCCTTTTGTTTAATGTCAAACTCTCTTTCAATTTCTTTATCTAACTGGTTAGATATTTCTCTGATTTTTAGAATGGCACTATCAGAGAAGAACTCAGGGTGATGAAATGTGTACATAAAAAGAGTATGACGCAGAAGAACTGCATTATTCATACTCATCTCAAGATTGATCACAAATCTCCCTCCTTACGATTTTCAGATTTATGAACATCAAACTCACCACCAGGATAACGTGCCTTGAGTTTGTCCACATTCATTTCTAGCACCTCATCAAAGGTTGTGTCAAGTGCCATACATGCCTGTGCCAGATACCAGCAGATATCACCCAATTCACGTTTCATATGAAAAACATTATCTTCGTTATATGGTTTACCCTGGAAGAGAATTTTTTTCACAACTTCAGTAAACTCACCAGACTCTGCGGTAAGACCAAGAGCAGCAGTAAGCAACTGAGATGTATTAGTTCCAGTTACTTCAAGTTCTGCAAGACGAGATCCCATGGCACCATAGTCAAGACTAGGTTCACTAGTAACTCCTTTTACAAATTCAACGTACTTTTCGGTGTCTACAGTCATTTTAAATCAATAGGTTTAGAATTAGATTGGGGGAGGTTTTGTTGAGTTGGTAGTTTCACACCATCAACTTCAATATACTCTACTTCTTTCCAGCTACCACCAACACCACCGTCCATATTGACTACGATGTCTTTAGTTGGTAGTTGCTTACCATTAGAAACATCAATGATGTCTCCAGGCAAAGGATTGAACGTAAAATAGTGTCCATCCCAGTATTTGTTTCTCGTACTCATGAGATTGACTGCATCTCTTTCGATACCGCAGTCAGCAATCTTTTTACCGTCTGGATCGAAGACAGAGTAGTATCCGTTCAAAACTTAAATCCCTCAAATGATTTCTTTGGTTTTGCTTCCTCGTAATTATACTCCTCTTCCTTACCACTGTCAATAATATCATCTTGTGCTGATTGCTCACAATCATACAGACGCATCTTAGCACGGTCGATACCAACCACAAACCTCTTAGAAATGGTTGGATCATTATATCGATTCTTCAACTGCTTCACCATAATTTGTCCAAGCCCCTCAAGGTCTTCAGTTGAAATAAGGGCAAACATAAGATCAGCAGTAGCAGGGAGACCAAAGGACTCAGAAGTATCAGTAAGCTCAACATCAGAGCTCCCATAACCAGAACGAGTGGTTTGAGTAGCAGAGACGATTGGAACGTTTGCTTCGCAAGCGAGTCCTCGAAGTTCTTCAGCAATTGCTTTGACAACTGTATATGAATTGACATTACTGCCTGCGCGATACCTTTCGGAAGCACATATATTAAGGTAATCAACGAAAATAATATCAGGTCTAAATGATTTCTTAAGTGCAAGTTCATTAAGAAGTGACCTAAAGTGTCCTGCATGTGCAGATGCCGTTGGATACTCTTTAATAATTAGCGACCCTTGAGTTCTGTTTGCAAGTTTTGTCACCTTATCCTCAAACATCAATTTAGGAAGTTCTGTTATCTCTTGAATAGGTACATTGAGTAAGTTAGCATCAATTCGCTCTGCAATTTTCTCTTCAGCCATTTCAAGCGTGATGTATAATACGTTCTTCCCTCCCAAGAGTGCGGAAGACGCAACATGGCACATAAACAAACTCTTGCCGACACCAGTGCCAGCGAGAGCAATGTTAAGCGTTTTATTCGGAAGACCACCTTTCGTAATTTTGTTGAAATACTCAAGGTCGAACGGGATGAGGTCTTCTTTTTTGTGATATGCTTCGTATCTTTCTTCATAATCAATCAGGTAGTCGTGACCGATATGTGTGTCAAATGAAACTGCTAGAGCATTTGATAGAATGCTAGGAATAGCACCCCTATCTTTTTCTTTACTATCTCCATCTGCAAGAGCAATGGATTCCATGAGTGCCAAATAGATAGCACGATCTCTACACCACTTCTCCGTGGTATCACATAACCAATCGAAGTCAGTAGGAACTTCCTCAAGATAACTAATCAACTTAGTGATTTCTTGAAAGGTAGTGTCATTAATATCTTGTCGTTTCTCTACTTCAATACAGAGAACTTCTTTGGTTGCTGGTTGATTGTATTCATGAACAAACTTCTCAATCTCTTCAAACACAATCCTCTGGTTTGAATCCTCATAGTAATCTGCTTTAATAAAAGGAACAACCTTACGAAGATACTCCTCATTGTATAGCAAATTTCTTAGGATTAGAATCTCAACTTTGTCCATGAGGGATATCAAATACAAATGTAATGCGTGTCTCGTCACCGATGTTAACGGTTCCGTGAGGTAGTTTGTTGTTGAACCATAAAAGAGTTCCTGGTTCAACGATGACAGTTTCTTTGCCGCAGAAATATTGATACCTTCCAAGTATGGAAAGGTGATACCTGTTTCTACTCAGATAATATGTACCCTCGTCAATATGTGCTCCTACAATCTCATCTATAGGAAGTGAAAGAAAACCGCATCGGTGAATGTCTGCATTCTTAAATTGCTTGCGTATGATCTTTCGGATCTCACTGTGATGTGCGTAGGCAGGGGTTTTGATGTTGATCTCAGAGTCTCCCACAAAGTCATCTTTGTGTTTGACACCACCTATTATAAGCTGAAGAGCACTGACTGGCAAGTCATCAAATCCTCTATCAACTAAGGATTGAGATCCTTCCAGAGATTTCTGGTGATCCCAATCCTGTGGATATTTCTTAAGTTGTTCAATTACTTTCTTGACGTTGATCTTCGTCTTCAGAATCTTGATGTTCTGGCCGCAACCACCATCCATCGTGGGGATCATCGTTGATGTGTTCATACTTTTCAGGATCCATAACTAAACTCCTCCTTTGCAATTTCATCCAGTTTCTCCATTACTTCAGGAGTGAAGTATGCTTCTGGGTCTTTGTAGATTGCTTTGGCATAGACTTTTTTGCCGTCTATCTCATAACGACCTGCCACATTTTTCCACAGACCTCCCAATTCACCCAACTCAAGAAGACCAAAATATCTATCGAGACCACGGTCATCGTAATAAAGACGTATCGTAACATCTTTGTTCTCCTTGCTCAGACGCGACTTTGCTGTCTTAGCTTTAATAAGATTTCCAATGACTTCTGTTCCATCCTTTTCTTTCTTTTTGCTGAGATAAATGATCGTAGACGCAGCATATTTGAGACCGCTGCCTCCGCCCATTTCTTTGGTGGGAACGTAGGATCCAATGACATCGTAGGTGTGGTTGGTGACGATTAGTGGAATGTTTGCTTGTCCTAGTTTCAAAGTTAGCATTCTGAATGCACCTTTGACCAGTTGAGATTTGGTCATGTCACGAACTTGTTTGTCGTTCAGTGCGTCAGTGATCTCCTTCTCTGTAGACAGCATACCCAAGGAGTCTAACACAAACATACAGGGTTTGCGTTCGTCTTCTGGTTTCTTAAGGTATATATCAACTGCCTTCAGTGCTTTGGTCCTAAACTCTTCAATTGTAACGACATTGATAACAACCAGACGATCTAGGTCGATCCCACGACTTGCGATAAGAGATTTGTTAACAGCGGCTTCAGTGTCAAAATATAAACAATAACCGTCAGGGTTAGCATCAAGGAAGTTCTTGACGACAGCAAGAGAGAAAAAAGTTTTTCCAGTGCTAGACTCACCAGCAATGGCAGTAATCTTATTCCCAGATACACCACCAAATATAG